ATAATCTTCAGCAGTTACAGCTCTATCTTGAGTTGAGTAATCTCTTGGTGCATTATACTTTATTGACGAAATACTTTCAGGTCCTGTTCCGCCATTTGCATTACTTACAGTTGTGATTGTTGCACTTGAAAATCCACCAATACTTCCTGATAATGTAAATGTTGAAGCGCCGTTAGGAGCATCTTGATTACAAGTAACATAATCTAAGATAACAATATTACCATCAGCAATAGGTTGCCCTAAAGCGCCATCACCAAAGTAAACTTCGTATCTACCATTCTCAACTTCTTGTAAAAAGTAAACTTTAGATGTTGAATCTAATCCTGTAATACCAGTTGCTAATGTGTAAGTGTTTGTTGTAGAGTCTGAAGAAGATTCTTGAACTTTAACGGTTAATGTAGTTGTATCCACATTATCGTTTGGTATAATAAATCGTTGGTCAATATCAGATGTACTTGCAGTATATTTAAAATTTAAATACGAACCCTCTCTAACTGTAAGATTACTAAATTTATAAACACCGTCAGTAGGATTAATACTTACGTCAGCATTATTAACAAAACTATATGACTGACCGTCAACTGTAGTTGTGAATTTTGTTCCTCTTGACATTGTAAGAGAAGAACCACTTGCATTATTTACTAATACATCAATAGTTGCCGTTGCGGCTGTTGTACTTGTAGGAGTGTAACCTACTTGTTTTGCTTTTGATACAACACTTGATCGTAAATCAGCACTATCAATAAACATTTCGTTTGCTAACATATTCGCATTATATGCTAAATAGTGTGTATTATATGCTAATGTATCAAGTAAAACGGACATACCAGATCCTTCAAAATCATAATCGGTAAATTCATCTTGCTGTGATAGAAAAGTTTTTAAATTTCCTTTAATACCATCAAAGTCTAATTCTGATATTTCTAATTTGGTTGCCATATTATCTTAATCTCTCTAAAAATGATTCTACTTCTACTGGTTCTGGATGATTAACTACATAAAAAGATATTTGACAAGCGTATCCATTTCTATCAAACATTGGCTGTGTATTCACTTGAACTAATCGACACCTTGGTTCATAATTTTTAATAAGTAATTCAACATTCTTTGAGATCATATGATTCATTTGTGGAGTAATGTTTTCAAATAACATTGCCCTCAAATTAGACCCTATCTCAGGATGAAAAGGTTTTTCATAATGATTTGTATTAATCAAATTTCGCACACTTCTTTTTACTGCTTCAACATCAGTAAGTTTCTGAATATCTTTTGTAGCAGTATTCTGTTGAAAGTCTAAATTTAAGTCCTTGTAAATCCTAGAACTTCTTTGACTTTCGTTGGTCTGTGTAGCGTCATATCTTGACATTGAGTAATCTCTCCTATGTAATATTTATACCGATTATCTAACCACCAACAAATACATTACCTGATCCACCTGCTCTTGGATGAGTACAAGTATCGGCATCACCTGTTCTATTAATTGCAATCCCACCTGCAGAAACAGTTGAACTTCCATTAGCAGTTTTCCAGGTTCCTGCAGAATGAGGAGGTCCAACTGGATGTCCTGTTCCTATAGAACCATTAACAGAAACTAATTTACTGTTTACAAAAACAGTAGATTGGGGAACTGAATTAATTACTCCACCACCTGTGTTAGCATCTCCGTTTCTTTGTGCTGCTGCCATTATTTTTTCTTAACTTTTTTAGTAATTTTCTTTGTTACTTTCTTTACTACTTTTTTAACTTCTCTTTTTGCTGGTAAAGTACTTTCACTTTTTCCCCAATTTTTCCATAAGCTATCTAAATATCCCATAATCTTCCCTTTCATTTTTTAACTTTCTTCTTTGCCCTTAGTGGCGGTTTAGATGCCTTAAAAGTATTTACTTTACCTTTAGTTAAAGTCATACCGTCAGGTGCAGGAACTTTTCCTCCATCTATTAATTTCTGTCTATTGATTAAATGTTGTGCTTGAACTGAATCTTTATTACCACCGTTGTAAGCAACAGCGTGTCCTTCGTTCATTAGAACATCAGCACAATGTTCACCATTTATTGTTCTAAAGTTACCAAGAATACGACCAAACTTGCCTTTCATGTTTTCACCATTTTTGTTTATCATGGTATCCAATGTGGCTTCTGATCCTAATAAAGAGATTAATCTATCTTTAGCAGCTAGACCAAATATCTTCTCTACTTTATCACTTGTTCTTGATTCTGGAGTATCAATGCCCATAATTCTTACTCTTTCATCTCTGAGCCAGACACCAAATCCTAAATCAAGGTCTACATCAACAGTATCTCCGTCAACGACTTTAACAATTTTGCATTTATACTCGTACATATATTTTTCCTTATAAACTTAACAATAACTATTTATAAGTGCTTTACAAATCGTTCAAAATATAGTATAATAGTAGATATGAATGAAGATGAACTAGTAATGATAGAAATACAGAGCAAAATGGTTGAAATGTTGATAGAATACCAAGAACACGGTCTACAAGCATTGGCAATGGCCATGAAAACGGTATTAGACACCTATGTTGTTGCCTTAGGAGAAGAGGATACCGTAAAATTACTAGAAACTGCGATTAAAACCGTAAAAGAGGGTAAACATTCTCATATTTTAAATACAATACCCAAAAATCAGTTAAATTAATCGCAGAAAACAAGGGTTTTTTTAAAATCAAAGAAAAAAGTCAACAAAATCAACGATTTATAAAATAAATGAGTTTTTCGCAGAAAACAAGGGTTTTTTAGGGCATTATTTACTTGACATTTGGCTGTTTTTAGTGTATAGTATAAGAATAATAATAAATAAAAGGATACATTATGAAACGACCAATACTAGAAATTCAAGCAAGAATAGAAAATTGCACAAACGAAGATTTAAATGCTGTAATCGGCATGATTAAAAATCAAAGACAAATCCTGGCGATGAACGCTGGGGCAAAATTTAATGTTGGCCAAAAAGTTACATTTAGTAATATGACCGGCCACATTGAAAAGATTGCTCGCACTAGAGCAGTAGTTCAAGTTATTAACGGTCCTAGATACCGTGTTCAAATGTCAACAATGAGGGCTGCTTAATGAATAAATATTATTGTTTGATATCAATTAAAAACTCAGATAGACCAGAGATTTTAGAAATTCAAGGTGTTACATGGTTTGCTACCCAAGAATTATTATTTCAGTATTATATGTTTTTAAAACCTGAGTTAAGAGAAGAAAATGTTTTTCCAGTTGAAGAACAAGACTTACCTGCTTTTGAAAACATAACCTCTGAAGATATAAGAATAGCAAAAACAAAAACTAGATTAACAGGACTTGAAACCGGCGTATTAGTCGGTCAAGGTTCATCATATGAAAAGGCAATAAATGAAATTAAATAGATACGAAAAAAAAATAATCAAAGCAATTGTAGAAAGCCGTAAGGGTATCTACGAAACACCTAAAAGAGTTAAGGCAGAATACAAACCTTGTAAAGAGTATGACGCTGCCCTTTCTTTGTTTCTGAAAAAGTTAATCTATGCAGAAACAACAAACGAGTTAGAGATAGAAGGTCCTGCTCTACCACAACCAAAGTTTAGATGGTTTACTTGTAAACTACATAAAGACTATGCTACGAAAAGAGAGTTGAGGAAACTACTATGAAATACATTTCTTACCTACTAGCAATTTCAGGTATATACTTTTTTGTATATGCTTGTCAACCAGCACCGTGTACTGATGATGGGTGCCCAGAGTTTAATGAACTAACACAGCCACCAGAAAATTCTGATGTGGGAATGATTGAGAAAGAATATTCTATTATACCAGTTGTTGCAACAGATAACAAAGATGATTTTGTATATTCACTAAATGAATGTATTACTCATCTATACACAGATGTACCTAGAGAAAAACAAATTCCTAGAGAACTAATAATTGCACAGGCAGCATTAGAAACTGGTTGGGGAACAAGTAGATTTGCTAACGAGGCAAATAATTTATTTGGTATTAGAACATGGAATAAAGATGAACCATATCTATTACCTATACCGTGGACAAAGTGGCCAGGTTGGGGTGTGAAAGTATTTAAAACCAAATGTGATAGTGTTGCTCACTATATTAAAATAATAAACGAAGTGTTTGCTTATGAAGAATTTAGAGAAGTGAGAGCAAAGATATTAGAACATGGTGAAACACCAAATGGATTAGATTTAGCACACACATTAACAAAGTATGCTAGTAGACCGAACTATACAGAACTAGTCGCAACATTAATTAAATACAACATAAGAGGTGTATATGAACTATAGTGAAGAATTGTATTGGAAAAGAGTAACGGTATTATATAATGCTTTTCAAGGTGCCACAAATGATGATTTTAAAAGATTGTGGCAAGATAAGTTACATGAATTAATGCAACTTCAATCAAAGTACTTGACAAAAGACTTAAATGATGTTATAATAGCGTAATGAATATATTTTATTTACATAAAGATCCCAAGATTTGTGCTGAAATGCATTTAGATAAACACGTGGTTAAAATGCTTATCGAGTATGCTCAACTGATGTCAACTGCTCATAGAATGCTTGATGGCATTAAGTATATAGCAAAATCAAAAACAGGTAGAAAAGTAACTAGATTCAGATTAGAGAATAGTAACGAAGAAGCTACAATTTACAAAGCTTGTCATATAAATCACCCAAGTGCTGTATGGGTTAGAGATAACGCTTACAACTATCAATGGTTATATCAGATGTGGTCTTGTTTACATGAAGAATTTAAAATACGATATGGTTCTAATAAAGAACATAAATCATATGTAGTATTAAAAGACTTGTTGAGAAACTCACCTAAAAATATACCCCTAAATATTCCTTTTCAGCAACCAACACAGGCAATGCCTGATGATGTAAAGAACGAAGATAGTATTACTGCTTATAGAGATTACTATATAAAATATAAAAGAAGTTTTGCAACATGGAAAACAAATATACCTGAATGGTATAGTGAGGGAATAAATGCCAACATATAGATTTAAAGACCACAAA